TAGGAACTTTAACTTGTAAATACATACGATTTATTAAATCACCATTGCGAGAAATTTGACAAGTTACACGATTTCCATATGTAGGATTACCATTAAAAGTTTGTTCTATCGCTTCTAATGCAAAATTTGTATGACGGCGATATGCAACTTTAAAAAAAGTTATTTGAGGATTGCCAGTTAAATAAACATCCTGAGCACCATAAGCAACAAGTTGAAGAAGACCACCACCCATTTATGCTATATTCTTTATACTATAATAGGAGAAAAAAAATGTATATAGTTAAATTTAATTTGAATATGCTAAACCACCCATTCCAGAAAGAATGCGTAGAACGTTGTAATTAACAGCATAAATATTTATATTACCACTAACTGAACTACCATTAAAAGCAGTTTTTGGTTTAACATCTAAAATAGCAGTATCAATACGAGACATATTTAAAGTTCCTGATGGTTGATGTTCTTCGGGTTTTAAGGCGAATGAATAAACATTAATACCTCTATTAAGAGGAATATTAGTATGATGTTGATAAGGTTGAACTAAATTGAAATAATTTCCATTGCGAACATTAAAACGATCATTTCCATTTAATTGTAATAAGCAAGTATCGAAAGGATTAGCAATAGTTGATGCTTGTGAATCTAAATAAGGAATATAACTATCTTGTAAATATTTATTTAATGTTGCTAAAGAAACATCACCAATTGCACCTAAACTAGCACTTGCAATATTACTTGAAAGTAAGAAATTATTAGATGTTAATGATGTTAAATCACCTAATGGTAAAAATCCAGTAGTAGCAGAATCAAGTGGATTTTTAGTAGGAACTCCATTTGCTATATCTGTTTTAATGGTATAATTATACCATTGACTTGCTAGAGGAAATTTAGCAACCCATACTAATTCTTTGCAAGGATGATTAAAATTTAATTTAACACGAGAACCAGAATTAGATAAAGTTTCTTGTCCAGTAAATTGTAATTGTTCAATTAAATATTCATGAGATAATTGAGCAAATTTACGACGTTCATCAGTATCAAGATAGATATAATCAACCCATAAATTAGGACTATCTAATTTATAAGAACTTAAATCTGAAACATTAGCAGCAGAATCAGGAATATATACACAATTAGCAGCAGATTCAAATTCAATTTTAATTTTAACTTCATGATATTGAAGAGCTATTAAAGGTAAAGCAAGACCAATATTGCGGCAAAACCAGAATTCAAGTGGTATATATAAAGTAGTTACACCATTTACACCATATACACCAGAATTTAAAGCATCACGATCAGCACCAACCATAGTATCATATGCAAAACGTTTTCCTCGGGGTAAAGATAATTCATTCCATATATATAACCAATCAGAATAATGTTTATCAATTTGTTGACCGCCAATTTCAATTGAAACAGATTTTAATAAACGTAAGCCTAAATAATTAACATATGATTCTGTTCCTGATTTAGAATTATCAGTAGCATTAACACCAACTTCAAGATAAGTGCGATGGATTAAATCACCATTGCGAGATATTTGACAATAAACAGTATTTCCATAATTAGCAATACCGCTAAAAGTTTGTTGAATTGCTTCCATAGCAAAATTTGTATGTCGGCGATATACAACTTTAAAAAAAGTTATTTGAGGATTGCCAGTTAAATAAACATCCTGAGCACCATAAGCAACAAGTTGAAGAAGACCACCACCCATTTATGCTATATTCTTTATACTATAATAGGAGAAAAAAAATGTATATAGTTAAATTTAATTTGAATATGCTAAACCACCCATTCCAGAAAGAATGCGTAGAACATTATAATTAACAGCATATACAAATAATGTATAATCAGTAGCATTATAACCACCTGTAATAGGCTCTTCAAAATTTAAATTTAATACAGCAGTATCAATACGAGACATATTTAAAGTTCCGGATGGTTGATGTTCTTCAGGTTTTAATGAGAAAGAATAAACATTAATACCAGCATTAGATGGTATATTTTCATGATGTTGATAAGGTTGAACTAAATTGAAATATCGTCCAGGACGTTCATAAAATCGGTCATTTCCATTTAATACTAATTTGGCAGATTTAACAGGATTTGATGGTAAGCTATATGATTTAGCAGTATAATTAATATCACTTTGTAATAATTTTTCATTTAAATCTACATTAGTTGTTAATAGAGAATCAACAGCTGTTCCTGCAGTAGTATAATTAAACCAATTATTAGCAGAAGTATCTTTAGCAATGAACCATATTAATTCTTTGCAAGGATGATTAAAATTTAATTTAGTCTTAACAGCAGTAGTGCTAACTGATTCTTGTCCAGTAAATTGTAATTGTTCAATTAAATATTCGTGAGATAATTGAGCAAAACGACGACGTTCATCAGTATCTAAATAAATATAATCAACCCATAGAGATGAAGTGAATGTAGCACCTGAAGCAGCACCACATTTAGTATCAGTTTCAAAATTAATATTAATTTTAACTTCGTGATATTGAAGAGCTATTAAAGGTAGAGCTAAGCCAATATTGCGACAAAACCAGAATTCAAGAGGTATATATAAAGTAGAACCAGCTACACTAGCACCACCTAAACCACCAACCATTTCATTATAACCATTACGTTTAGATTTTGGTAAAGATAATTCATTCCAAACATATAACCAATGAGAATAATGTTTATCAATCTTTTGACCACCAATTTCAATTTCAACATAATTTAAGAGACGAAGACCATAATAATTAACATAAGTACTTCCACCAGTAGGAACTTTAACTTGTAAATACATACGATTTATTAAATCACCATTGCGAGAAATTTGACAAGTTACACGATTTCCATATGTAGGATTACCATTAAAAGTTTGTTCTATCGCTTCTAATGCAAAATT